TTGGTCAAATGATCTTTGAACCTACTAGATATGTAAATAATTCTAGTTATGCTGATGATATATATCTTAAGACTCGTGAAAAGGTAATTGATAAAGAACTTACTGGTCTTAAAAAGATTTATAAAGCTCAATTACCTGAAGGTATGCTTTATAAGCGTTTTGATATTAATGATTGTACGTTCTATTATCCTATTAATAAAACGTTTAAATCTGAATATCTTACTACGGCTAATGATTATTATAAATATAACATTGAAGCTCAAGAAATATATGAGAAACTTGCTACTATTTTGAGTAAGTTCTATCGTAGATTTGATTCATCTGTTACTAATGTAGAAACACACAACAGTCTTACGTCAGCTATAGACGCTGCTACAAGTAACGCTGATTATACAATTTATATTGGTAATGAATCTGATACATATAGAGGTCTTATTGATACTTCTGCTATTACCACTATCCCATTGCAGGCAGCTATCAATGACACTTTCGATACCGATACACTACCCTCAGGGATTCAAAATTTGGCACTTGTCGGCAACGGAGAGACGCTTTCTCAATTGAAACGATTAACAATACAAGGACAACTTTTTAAGGGCTTAGACAGGCTTATTCAAAGGTTAAATCCGACTAATGTTAGTGCAATTCAAGCTGATGGTATCAATGATATTATAGTTGATTACATTGGTATTAAAAAAGATCTTAATACTACTGTTCACACTATTAATAACTCAACTCCTAAGTTCTCTAAAGTCTTAGATACAGAGTTTATAGCTGATGATAATACTGGAATTAGTATGTCAAACCTTGAATTTATTAATACTCTTTATGAAGTTGAAAAGACTGCTATTGGTAATACTAAACTTCTTAGAGATGAAATGAATCTCATGGGTGAACTCAATACTAATCTTGATAAGCTTGATGCTAAAGCTCAAAGTGAAATTGCTAGACTTGGTAGAGATATGAATAGTCTTCCTAATTATGTTGAAACATTCAAGTATAATGCTAATATACTAGAGAATGTTAAAGATATGATTAAAGCTATTCAAATGCCAATGGATACTGATACTATATTTAAGCTTTGGACTAAAGGTACTGTTGCTGATCGTAAACAATGGGTTACTGATCTGAATAAACTCAGTAGTCTTATAAAGTCTCAAGCTTATATTGAAGATCTAAATCCTATTGACGAAGCTAGTTTTGAAAATGCTTCTCAAAATACTAAAGATAGTGTTGCAGAATTTAATGAAGCTCTTCTTAATCTTAAAGGTTTATATGCTGAGATTATGCCTCTTAAACGTAAAGTTGTTGATGCTTCTAAGATTTACTTTGGTTTCTTAATCAATCAAAGAAGTCATAATCCTGCTTTCAATACTAAGTTTAAGTATATTCAAGATAAGCTTGTTGAAAACGGTTTTAATGCTGATGAAATTGGCGTTTATACTATAAATGAAAGAGATATTCAAGAGAATATTCGTCGTATGCTCGGTGATAATCTTGATTTATCTACTGTTATTAAATGGTTAGATTCTGCTGCTCAAAGTGGTATTCCAATCATTGATACAGTTCTTTCTCAATATGAGTTCCATACTCTTAATGCTACTGAATTTGCTTTCAATAATAATAAGCGTACATTCGCATTATTTAAGAAGTATAATAGATTCTATAAAGAGAAATCTAATGGTAAACCTGATATGACTTTCTCTCAATCTCGTTCTAATGACTTTAGAGCTAGATTTATTAATGAAGCTAATTGTCAACTTGCTACACCATTTGATATGACTAAAGCTAACTATGATTATCAAATTGGTAAAGCTCGTGAATACGATGATTATATTAAGAGAAGATCTGAGTTAGAACCTTTGTTAGAATCTGATGATTTTGCTACAGTTAAGAAAGCTCAAGATTCTCTTGCTAAACTTGAGGAAGAACATAAGAAAAGAGTTCGTGCTGTAGGTAAAACTATATATTCTACTATGAATGTTTCAATGCCTGCCAAAATTGTTAAAGGTAGACTTGAACTTGATCTTGAAGATGTATATAGTAATCCTAAGAAGTATTTTCCTAATCTTAGTGCCGAAGAAGCATATTATTATACTAAGCTAATTGAACGTGTCTATAAATCTAAGATTCGTAAGAAATTTGCTGAAGCTAATAATATTAAACTTAGTGTTAGAGGTCAAACTAATAATCGAGTTCTTCTTCAAGTTCAAACTGCGAAAGCTGATTATAGAGACGCTAAGTTTAGTAAACTTACTCATTCTGATATTGATATGATGGTTGAAATGCAAGAGATGTTTGCAGAACTTAATGATGTTGCAATGCCTAACACTGTTAGATCTGCTAGTTTCTTCCCGACTTTCATATCTGCTAATCATGTGAATGCTCTTAAACAACTTGTTGGTTATCATGAGTTGCAAGAAGATGATTATAAAAATACACTTAGTGGAGAAACTCAATACTATCTTAAAGCTACTGCACTTAATCGTCCAGAAGTTATAGGTCGTATTAAGTATGATCTCTACGCTATTACAAATAAAGAAGCTTATGATGCTCTAATTGAAAAAGCTAATAAAATAGCTAAACATAGAGGTTATTATAAACCTATTACTTCTATTGCAGATATTATCGAATATAATAAAGAGTTATCTGATAAACAATTAGGTGATGTTAGAAATCGTATGAACTTTGACCCTATGAATGTTACTCTTAATTATATTAATCAGCTTAAACGTATTAAAGTTAATCGTGACTTTGAGCCTGAACTTAATCTTCTGCAAACTATTCTTGCTATGCCTGAGTTCCAAGCTCGTGAATATGGTGTTAAGAGTAAGAATGTTATTAATAAGATTCTATCTCTTTATACTCATAAAACTGAAGTTGTTTCTCGTAAAGGTAAAGAAACAGAAGCTTTTGATAGATTTAAGAAATTCTATGATGCTTTTGAAGGTAAGAATCGTATTAATACATTAACTGATAAACTTCTTAATATACTTCATACAGTTAATAGTAAATCTCTTATGTGGATGAACTTAACTGCTGCTTTAAAGAATATTGGTACAGGTCATATCAATATTGTAAGTGAAGCAACTGGTGGTGAATTTACTACTAAAGCTACACTTCTTAAAGCTCATAAAATGTATGTTAAAGCTCTTCCATCATTATGGGCATCACTTGGTGAATATACTTGTAATAATCTTGATGCAGCTTTAATGAAGTTAGCTGGTAATATTTTTGAAGATCATATTGAAGCTGGAGTAGATACTAAGACTAATATTGTTTCTCTTGGTATGTCTAAATGGGATAATGTGATGTTTGCTCCTAATACTATTGGTGAGCATTATTTGCAATTCGCTACTTTCTTGTCAGCTATGCAAACTCATCGCATTGTTGCAGGTACTATTATGAATTATGATCAATTCGTATTCTCACTTAGAGAACGTCTTTTTAGAGATATGGTTGATGATGAAACTTATACTAAGTATAAAGCATATAAAGATAAACAAGAATCTGTTAAAGGCAATAACGTTGAATTTATAGATTATCTTTCTCGATTTATTGCTTATCGTGCTAATAACTTTACTAACGAATGGAAATCTAATTACGCTAAGGCTTATAAAGAAGGTCTTAAGAATGCTAGAGTTGAGTTTGAAAAGAATCAAGTTATATATGATGCTTTTGAACTTAAAGACGGTATCGCTTCAATTAAAGCTGGAAGTAATATAACTCTTGAGGATTTTGCTAAGTTCTTAGGTAAAGTTAAAGGTGTTAATCATAGCTTACATGGTATTTACAATACTTTCGATAAATCTATGCTATCTGGTAAGATGTGGGGAGAAGTGATACTTCAATTCCGTAAATGGCTTCGTCCTAACTTCATTCGTTATTGGGGTAAACGTGTTGGTAAAATTATATATGATGAGAGACTTGAATCCTATCGTAGTGGTGCTTATATGGATATGTGGCAATTTGTAACTGCAAATGCTCGTAATAGATTTAAAGAAACTATTGATATAGCTGCGGAAAATGAAGAAGATATAGATTTTATTGTTAAGGCTAAAGCTGTCTTTAATGGTTTTATTGGTCTTATGTATTGGTTTAAAGATATTAACTTTAGATATAATACTCTTCCTCAAAATCAAAAAGCTAATATAAAAAGAGCCATGTTTAATTTTACAACTCTTGTTGGTTTATCTCTTGTAGCTGCTAGTCTATATGCTGCAAAAGATGATGACGATGAACTTGATGAAAATCGATTCTTTGCTCTTGCTTGTTATACTATTTATGGTATTCAAACTGAACTTTATGAAACTTCACCTTGGGGTCTTTATTCATTCTATAAACGTACTATGGAGGCACCTATACCTTTTGAAACAAGTATGTCTAATGTTCTTAATCTTGCTTATTGGACACTTATTGCTCCAATGATTGTAGATGATGAAGAAATGCTTTATGATAGAGGTACATATAAAGATGAAGATAAACGTTGGATTGCATTTAAGAAAACTATTCCGTTATTCAATCAATACAACAAGATGTTCTATTTACCAAAGAACAATACATACTATATGCAACAGAACCCAATATTACAGATGATAGTTGAACTAAATAAGTAAGGACTTCTGTTGGACTTAAAAAAAATGAGAGAGGGCTTTCAGATAATACTGTCAGTCCTCTCTCTTCTTGTATCTATACTACTCATACTCCTGCTCGTGTCATTGCGAACGCTCCGCCCGTTCCACATCTATCCCTCTACCGGGGTCTGCAATGCTCCACAATGCCATTTTTGCCACCTGCGGGCTTTATATATTGATTATCTATTGGCAGACGATAACTAGTTCATATCATAAAAGAAAATGTCTCTATGAGCCTCTATTGAAGTCGTTTTAACCATACGGCTATAATGATTTGTACTAACGTTAATACGACTAGCATTAGAAACGCTAAGAGTAGCTTTCCAACCCCCAGTAGGGAAATAGGTGTGGTCAGGAGCAGAACTTTGTATCACTCAAAGAAATATCGAATAGGTTCAATATCATCTTTATTGATATTAGTAATATAAGCATTTCTAATATAAATAGCATTATTTCTAACATCAAATGAAGCATTAGCTTTAATTAAAATTCTACTATGTCGAATCATAACTTTAGTATCATCATATATGCAAGTAACAATTTTATGAGTTCTATCTCCATTATATCTAATAGCACCACGAAGTTTTACTATGTTTACGCCTATTTTTATGAGCATTTGTTTTGATATTAAGATTTATATAGTATATTTGCATTGCTCTGATGTTACCGCTCCCAGAGTATTATGGTGATAATAGCTATAACAAACAACAACGGTACATGACATAGCAATCCTACCTAAAATCCTGCTCTAGTGACAACTCCTAACAGGAACTGCATGAGTGCTAATAATAGCATTTAAATAAAAGGTAGTAGCGCAGTAACTATTTGATTGACTATGCCTGCTAATAAAGCTCTTTCTACTTAAAGTAGTGCTATTACTAATAAGAGTATTATTAGAAACTGTTTGAATCGATTTGCGTATTCATGCAGTAAAGGAGTTGCTATATAAATTGTTGTTTTATATGATACCGCTAGTGCTAATGTAAGTACTAGCGGTATTTTTATTGTTATTAATAATAACCTTCATTATCACTACCACATTCACTCAGTCCACCAAAGCTAACTTTATTCACATTAACAATGAAAGGTAGAATCTTCTTAATTTGAGTAGAAGTAATAACAAAACTATTGTTAGTACCCGGATGCCTCATAACATACTTAATACTACCAATATAAAGATTAGGAGATAGACGCTTATACTTTTGCTTTTCAGCAGCGGTCATAGTAGCGAATCTATACACCTTATGCAAAACAGACCAATTACCAGTAAATTCTTGAATAAGAGTTCCATTTGCATCACGAGTAATCACATTCCCATCAACTTCAATATAACACGTATGTGTTTTAGTTTCTTCCATTATGCAGCTCTTAGTGCCGTTAGGGCAAGATCATAAGCCTTTTGATTTAGCTTATAAGCACCTTTTTTAGTAAGAGCTTCAAAGCGATCTTCAGACGACTTATAATCAACAACATTATTTAGATAACAACTCACACCATTATAAAGCCAAAGCACAGTACCACGATGTAACTCTTGACCAACACCATTCTCGATAGTATCAAGAACAGCTTTGACTTTATTTTGAGTCTTAGTAGAAATAATATCTTTATCAGCAGCAAAGATATTAGTTCTAAGCTTCATGTGTTCTTGTTGTTCATCATTAAGAAACAGATTATACACAAAGCCAGTCATATTATTAGATTTAATATTAATGGCTTTAAGAGCTTGCATAGATTCTTGCATAGCTTCATGATAGATATGCGTAGCACGAATATTATTCACAGCACTCATAATAGCGTTGTGAACATTCTTTGTATGTTTAAAAGAAAACTGTTGTGTTGCATTTTTAATAGCTTGATTAAGCATATTATTACAAATAACACGAATATTTGTAACAGCACACGTGATTAATCCAGAACCATCATGACTATTGGTAAATAAGAGATACTTATCAATAAGATCTTTATTATCAATAGTGATAGCATCAGGGAATTTTGCAGTTACAAGCATACTCGCGCCATTCTTATAACAACCAGCAGTTTCAATACGAACCCTCTTATCGTAATCACATATTTGATTAATAAAATCAAGAGCTACAGAGTTCTGTACAACTTCGTACTTAGAACCAACAGCACCAAATACATGATTTGTATCTTCTCTATAAGTAGCAAAACTGTTAGGAACTTTATATAACAGAAAGCTACCCGGATTAGCAGGATCTTCAAGACGAACACGAGTCTCTTTAATACCTACTTTATAATCAAGATTTGCTTTTTTAATAGCATCCTCCATACTCAAATCATTAATAGGTTTACCCATTTCATTAAATACGAGAGGACGTCTTTGATAATTTACAAAAGGCATAATATACTTTGTTTCAATAGAAGTTTATTTCTTAATTGTAACAATATCCTTTTCTTGAAGCGTCCAAGCATCAAGACCTTCAGGAGATTGATTCAATGTTTCTTTAAGATTAGTACTATTAACATAGAATTTGAAATCACCTTCTTCAAAAGCAATTCCATGTTCAGCGAGAATAGCTTTAATCTTATTAGCTTTATCAAGATTTAAACCTTTATCAAGTTTAACATCAATAAAACCTTTAATTGCATCAATATTTGCAGGTACTGTATCAACAGATGGGTTTTCAAAGTATTGATACATTTGATTAAGAAAGCTATTAAACATTTCCGTATCTGTAACAACTTCCTGACCTTTACGAACACTAATAGTAATATTCGGATATTTAAGAGACACACTACCAGTAGGTTCTTTAATACCTGTTTCAGCATTCTTCTTTAATACCGGTTCACCATACTTATACGCACATTCAGCTATAACATCTTTAAGACGTTTAATCTTTTTTTCAGTACGTTTAACACGATCATCAAGAGCTTGCTTGTATTGTTTAAGTAATGCTATATCAGTGTTATAACGATCTATAACAAAAGCATAAGCATAAAGTTTCTCACCAAGTTCTTCTTCACTAATCGCAAGTTCCTCAGCACCACTTTCTCCTATATCTCCACCATTCTCAGCAGCATATTCTAATATCCTATCAATATTAGCTTGTATTTCAAACAGATTCATCGAAATTCAATTCAGTTTGGTAATGACTATAATCTTCAATCTCTTTAAAACGAACCATTGTATCCTTAACTAATAAAGTATTAGTAGGAACACTAGCCCAACCTGCAACAAAAGGTCTATGAATAAGACTCATACCTTCAGTTAGAGTATCATAATAACTTACAGGTAAATCTAAATTACTTTGTTCAAATACAGTAGTAGGTTTACCGTAATATTTAATATAAATATCAAGAGGTATAAATGCTGGTAATCTATTCACCTGCACTTTCACTTTCTCCGCCATGATCTGAATCAGTAATAGCTTTTTGAGAAGTTCTAATCACATCGAGATGATCTTTACATTGTTGCATAGTAGTGTGCATATTTGGATGTGCCTTACCATACTTATCATAAAGACGCTTATCAATGATATTATCCCACTCTTTATTAAAGCCAGTATAATACATTTCACTCTTAACACCTAAGAACAAATACTCACGTGCATCTTGAGCAGGTAAATCAAGTTCATCTTTAGCTTCATTATAAAAGATCTCATCCATGATGCAACATCTGATATAATGATATGCTCGCTTATTTGCAATATTAGTATCATTTTGATATAAGCAAAAAGCAATATCTTCAAGATCGTAAAGACGTTGAATTTTATCTTCATTCTTTTCAATAGCTTCAACATCTTTAAGGAATCTCTTAAAACAAGCGTTGAAAGTTGAATTTTCAATCCAATGAGGAAGACAGAAAGAAATGCCTTCAAATCTACCTTCATTAGAATAATCACACCAACGAGTAGATTCAACCGCATCTGATTGAACACGTTCACGTACAAGTTCATCGACAACACTTCTAAGAGTAGTTATATATGCACTCATACGAGCGAAAGGATGATCGAATTTTGGAACAAACCAAGCAACACCATGAGCTTTCCAAATCTCATCACCTTCCATAGTAGAAGTTTGAATAAGAGCTTTAGCTAATTCAGGACTTTCATTATATACAACACGAAGATTAGTGTAGATATAATAGAAATTAGAATTAGGTCTTGTATCTTTAATATCAGCAACAAAACGAGAAAAAGCAGAATGTCTAATGTTTATCATTTCAATACTCATCATATCATGATACCCACAAACATAAATAGGACAATGCTCAAGAATTGAAGTATGACCTTTATCAATAAGCATTAGAAGAAACTTAACGTAACTTCCGGGGGCAGTCTTACCTTCAGATTTATAACAAAGACGACCAGCAAATTCAGCTAATTGCAAGCCACCTTTAAGATTATGAGCTGTATGAATAACACTAATAGGTTTAACAAATTTCATCACATATCAAGTTTAGTTTGTCCACCATCTTTTTGAACTCTATACCAATAATCAATATGATCTTCAATTGTACGACGTAATATCCCTCTACATTCATCATTATTACCACCAACACCTAAAAGAGTTTTACAAGTACCGTCAACAACTTTAGAATAATTCATAACAGCATCAATAATACTTTCATTATCAATAGGCAAACAAGTATTAATTGAATCAGTCTTAACAGTACATCTACCACCAAGACGATGAATCTCATCTACAAGATACCAAACAGCTTTATTAAGATCTTCAACTTGTTTATCAATAATCTTACGATCTTTATCTTCTTTAAGACCAGCTCTCCATAGATATTTAATAGCATTACCTATATTAAAATTTCTATAACGAGTGATATCAATACATTCAATACCACTAGGATCAGAAGTATAATGTTTAGGATGATTTACTTGATCATTTTTATTTTTAGATGCCATAGCGATCAATAAAACGATTTATTTTAAACACTACGAGTTTATCAATATCGTCTTCTTTAATATTATATTTACGCATGATACGCTCAATAACAATTCTAACATCAGCAATTTCTTCCATAAGACTTTTAAGATGCTCATTATTATGACATCTATTAATCTTAGAAACAGCTTTAATAAGTTCAGATAACTCTTCAACAACTACTGTATCATGAGGATCAATTGCACAAGCTTTATTAAACATAGCAATTCTCTCATTCCATAATACAGCACCTTTAGGAGAATCTATAACAGCATTTACACTTTCAGGTGTCATATATTTTCCCACTCAGCTAGAGTATCATCACTCTTAGTTTCCCAATCATTAGCAAAAATCTCATCACCAGTAGGTGTATAATAAGTAATATCACCATTATCAAACTTACAAATTTGATTTTGATAGCTGAGACTAGTGATACCAACTTCTGTAATCTCACGTTTAACAACTTCCGGAAGACTTTGCATTTTAGGAATAGTTTCTTCATTTATATCAGCAGGAACTTGTGCAAATATAAATACATCATTATCTCAATTAGCACGTCTAGCAATATAAGAACGAGTCTTAACACGTTCAATAGCTTTTCCAAAATTCATAATAACAATTTTAAATTAAACAAAAATAGCCGCTAGTCAATTAAGACCAGCGGCTTCAATAGCATGCTTCACAGCATAGGCTATAATTGAATAAGAAATCAACCCATATTATCTTTTAAATACGTATTTCAACCAACTACCCCACTTACGATTAATAAGACTACCTTTAACATTCAAAGGTTTAAATTCAAGATACTTAATATTATCAATATTCTTAATAATATCATCAATGTTATAATAAGTACAAACAGGAATACTATCTTGCATAATAGTATAAGCTTTACCATTTTTGTAATGTACAATAACATTATAAGAATCCACATTAGTCTCATTAGCTCTAGCTTCACGCTCAAAACAAAGTTCACGATAAGCCTTACCTTCAGTGAAGAGTTTAAAGAACCATTCAATGACGTACCACACATAAAAGAATATACCTAAGAGGTCATTCTGTTGTTTAGTATGAGAACGTTCATGTTGAATAAGTTTAAAATATCTATTAGGATACCTAATCATTAATGTAAGCCTAGATTTATCTTTATCTTTAAGATAAAGTCTAGCAAACATATTAATAGCAACAAACTTACCAAAAGGAAAGTGTTTAGTAGCAACAACTTTCATACATCAATCATCTGAAAAGTTATAATTTATAATAGCTTCCCAATCATCTTTAGGCATACAACCTTTATAATCAGGAACTCTAGCTTCCATAAACTCATCAAGCTTCATAGAAATAACGGTACAAATACCAAGATCCATGAGATGTCTACGTTGATTCATACAACAAAACAAATTAGCTTGATCGAGTGGAATACCAATGCTAACAAGTGCCGCTATGAAATATCTACGAAACATTTCCTTAGTAACACTACTAACAGCATCCATAGCTAAGCCTTTTTATAAATATGACTTTCTGCAATAGCTTTAAGACGATTAGAAAGTTGTTCCATATTAACCTCAATCGTCTTAGCGGCTGAATGATAAGTTGTAATAGTTAATGCTCCAATAAACTCAGGAAACATCAAAATATTAAACTTAGCTTTATAAGTATTACCAGCTTCATTCTGAGCAATCCATGCTTTAGGATTAGCATAGAAACTAAACGTGTCAATTGTTCTAACTTTAGAATTTAGATACAAAGGATTAAGTTTAGGGAAGAATGAAAGAATATTATTATCTGTAGGAGCTTCTGTAGCTGGGATAACACTATCTTTAATCCAAGCTTCAAAATCTTCAATAGTATCAAATATAAGTCTTGCAGAACATTTAGCAATAGCTAAAGAACTACCTTTAGGAACTTTATAATCTATAAGTTTCACAGCCTCCTTAAATAGATTATAAGTATATCTGTTAAACATCTTAATAGCATGATCACGAGACTCAACTTCAGCACTCATGTTACTATCAACACAAATATGAAATTGAGGTTCATAAGCACTATCATAATTTTCATTGTCGATCAAATAACCGATATTCCAAATCTTATAATAGCGAGCTTTTTCATTATTACCATCAAAGAACTCAATTGGAATATTATGAGCATAAATATAATACTGAATTTTCAAAAGAGTTTGATAGAATACAAACTGATTACCACTAGTAACAGGAATAAACTCGCCAGTAGCATCAAGAATGAAATTAATATTGGTATTAAGCCAATCAACTTCATCCTTAGATAAATCAGCAACAGTTCGAGGTTCTGTAACTATATATGGTTTATCAGGAGCATCTGTTCTAACAACAGACGGAATTGAAACACCATTTATTACAATAGGTTTATACTTCTCAGTTGTAATAGCAAGTGCAGATAATTCTTCTTCAGCTTTAGAAGAAGAACTATCAACAGGAATGTTTTGTTTAATTTCCTCTTCTTCTTTAAAAGGATTTGTGTCTTCCATTATATGTAATTAATCGTTAGATTCATAATCACGAACTCCGTAAGCATTAGCATTAAACGGAATGTTCTTATCTGTACGTTCATAAAACTTAATGGCAAGCATTTTACCGATAAATTCATTCTTATGACTAAGAATATAATCACTTGTCATAGTATTATCAGTATTGCCATTATAAATAGCTGTAGGCTTAACTTCAAATGTTTCAGCATTTAAATCATTCTGACATTTGAACTTAGCATAATTATAAACTACCTCATGACCATCAACAATTTTAGTTATACGATCAACGAGAATATCTAAACACAAACATTCAGTCTCTTCACACTTCTTAGCTTTCATCATAGTTTGTGGACGAGAACCGAACTTATATTCTGCAATCTTAGAGCGAACAACACAACCCTCATAACCGGCTGCAATACAACGATCTCTATAAGCTTCAACATCAGAATCACCTTTAATATTAATAGAACATAATGAAACTATTTTAGCATTTTTAGTATCATCATGTTCTTCAGGAATATCTTGTATAAAAATACAATCATCATTATTATTAACAGCTAAACTAAAGGCTTTTCTTAATATATTTCTTCTAAGATGAAAACGATCTCTATTAGAAACATCAGGAATACTAAGATCAAAATTCACAAATTGAAGATATTTATGAAGAGGATTCTTAGGATTACGTGCAGCACCACCAATAGTAGTATTCTTTTGATCTTTAATATAAAGCTCACCATCAAAAGTAATATTTCTATAATTGGGAGTACAATAAACATAAGTCATAAAAGCATCTTCAATATGTTTTACATTATAACGAAGACCTTCTTTACTACGAATAACAACCTCATAAGTAGTACCAAATAAACCGTTATCAACAGCTTCATACTTGATAGTACAACGTACCCCATTAATCTTAGGATCAGCAAAAGCACCATTAGAATAATCAAAAATGCCAGTTTTCCACTTTTGACACTTCATAGGTTTATCAACATTGTTTGCATCAGTAGCAAATTTAGGAATAACGTTATCTAGTAGATCATGAAGTTGATTAGCACTCTCATACATATCACTAGTAACACCATACATCTCTGCCGTCTTGTATCCTCGGTCGATTTTACGCTTGATTTGACTCTTATAAGAGGTCTTTGTTGAAGCTGATACAATTACCTGTCCGACGTCTGAAAGTCGCTCAAACAAGCCGTATGACACCCTCTCGTGGCTTCCGTCAGTTTCAATCCTCCAAAACACAATACGTCCCAGTGCATCACGTTTATAAAGAGTAGTAACGTTATCATCCCCATATACGGTTGCCATCTTCATCAACATTATGAGATAAAACAATACAATGCGTAGGATTATTATATGCAATTAACATACAATTCCAAGAATCACGAATAGTCTTATGAGGAGCATAAGCGATAGTTTTAAAGTTCTTATGACAAAAACATTGATAACTACCAGTTAATGCTTGTTTATTGTGAAGTTTACCTTGAACAACTTCAAAGAGAGTTTCAACAATCTTAAAGTCCTCATCAGACTTAATCTTAGTTTCGCCCATAAATGCACCTTCTTTAAAAGGATTAAAACCCCAAGTATGAACGAATTGATTTAGTTTAATTTGAGCATTTTGATAAGACATCTTACTCATAGCTTCACGAAGCTGTTTAACAGCATCAATAACGATGTTATAATCAGTCTTATTCATAGGATATAAGAAGTACCTAGTACCATCACCTAAAGCTCTAAGAGGAACACCCTCACATAATAGCCGTTGCGCATCAGGGCACAACTCCTCCTTTTTTACCATTTACAATCTCATTTAAATACATATTAGCAAACTTTTTCTTAACGAAGTTGTAATCTGTAATACGAACTAAATCTGTAGGATCTTTAGCACTATAGCCTTTAGTCATGAACAAAGCAATAAAGCCATAATTCTTTTCATATTCGATAGCGGAAGTAAGACCGGTATTATCAGTGTCAAGCATAACATAAACTTGAATCCTAGTAGTCTTTCGTAAAACATCAACAATATCATCAGGAAGTTTAGCAGTTTCACTTGCAATCACATAAACTCCAACATCATTAATTCTCAACTCTCTCAGTATTCGTAACATTAATAGTTTATCCTTTTGAGACTTAACAATCAACTTATAATTAGTATCAGTTAAAGTTTCAAGATTTTCAAGAGGGCACTTATTATTAGTAATGAAACGATTAGCAGTATGCTTATTTCTAAATGGAAAATAAAGTTTAATACAACCATCATTAACTTGATATTCATAACAAGGATCATGACGAGTATAATAATACGGATTACTAACACCATCAATCTTAAAAGATTCAACAGCTTTCACATATTTATCTACGAGATCATTAGTAACACCAAATTGATTATAATACCTATAATCATAAAAACTCATTTTACGATTTATAGTTGTAATAACACGAAATTCATTATTGATAATTTTATTCTGAGCTTGATATACACGATTAATATAAGGTGAATCATTAAGAACATCAGAAGCATATTCGATGATATTAGAACATATTTCAACGAAGTCTTTATTGTTAGTACAATTCTTTTTAAGAATTAGACCAACAATCTCAAATACATCACCACGATAACGATAATCAGCAAAATCACGAAATATCAGCTTATTACCATACCATTTAAAACTAACTGAAGGATTAGGATCATAACGAAGAGGATTAGAGATTTTATAATTGCGTAAACAAATACAATTATTTATCTCTGTTTCAGGAACATTAAGAAAGACAGAATAAATATGTACTTGATCAAGTGTATTCAAAATATAATCTTTATCACTTGTACTCCACATATTTACATCTTTTGTAGCATTTGCAATCCCCAGTAGGGAACAAGGTGAGGTCACGTGCGGAGCGTTAGCAACACTATGCACAAAACCAATAGACACAAAAAAAAGAGGATAGATTGCTCTATCCTCTTCAAAAGTCTAAGTTACATCTTAATATTTACCCGGAGTACCACCGTTACCAGCATAACGATTCTTTAAAGCATTAATTGCATCAGCATTAACGCCTTGACCGGAACCGTAATCCATAGCAACGCCAGCTTCAGCGGCTGCACCAGCAGGTTTCTCGTCTTTATCAACATCTTTAGAGAGTTCAACAGTCTCACCCGGAAGAATCTCAATTGAAGGTTTTTTGCCGTTAATAACACGTTCAATATAACCCTGACCAACAAAGCCCGGAGTACAAAGATACTTACGATCACCATAATGAGCAAGAAGCTTCATCCAAACAACAATAGGTTCACCTTTTTCATCTAAGAATACAGGTTTACCATCTTTGCCAACATTGAATGCTTTAACAAAGAACTCACAAAATGCTTTCCATTGAGTGATACGACCATTAATATCAGCGTTCATATCAATAGGCTGAGGAAAGCCGGGTTCAACGAAGTTAGGACAACCGATATAAGCATCGAGACGGTGACGACAATTCCGGTATGCTTCCGTAATCAAAGAGGTAAACGTTTTAACATCTACAGCAGTTCCGTCAGTTTTACGAGTAGTGACGATACGGAAAGAATCAGTATAAAACCGATCAACTTCATCACCGGGAACAGGTTCTTCTTTATAACGGAAAACAATAGTTGGTACAGGAATACCGGCATACTCATAGGTGGATGCAACACCGTTCTCATCTACTTTAGGAGTTTCAGTTTCTTTAATCTCAACAGATACAAGATGAGCCTGACACAAATTGTTGAACTCTTCACGAGGTTTAAACTTCTTGTCTTGGGTAACTACAACTTCACCAAAATTAATAACTCCGGCAGCAGCTTGACTTTTATTAACTTCACTCATTTTATAAGTAATTTAAAGAGTAAAAAAAAGAGGAACCTTAATAGTCCCTCTTTCTGTAAGATAGATTTGCTTAGCTAAGCAATGTGTTGTCACGGATATATATTAAATATCATCTCCGTCACCAGCGGTTTCTTGAGAAGCAGCGGTTTCATCCTGCATTTCAGCAGCAGTTTCAGCATTTGCGGTATCGGCTACAGTTTCCGGTGCATCAGCTTTCTTATTTTCTGCATCATCGGCAGCAGTTTCAGCTTCAACAGACGGATCGTAAGGACGGTCGATAATCTGTGCGTTCACGCAAGCCCAGATACGTAACATAGAGCCGTCAGAGTTCGGATAGTCGATACCGGTATCAACTAATTCGTAGTGAACCTCGCGATTAGCGGTGTACTTCGTGTAAGGTTTACCCTCAGAATCTTTCTTATCAATTCTGTAAGCATAACCAAGTTCAGCTAATTTATCAGCGGTGATAGCTTGTGCATCCGGAGTATTCTGCAAGAATTGAGAGTAGCAAGCTGCGTAAGAGCAGAACAATTTACGACCAACACCTTTAGCTTTACCGACAGCAGCAAGAGTCATCATGTCGTCAGTTTTCACTTTAGAAACCATGATGAAGAACTTCTTGTTCACATCGTTCTCACATTGATCAGCAGTCAAGACCATAGCTTTCATATAGTCACCTGTTTCAATGTTAAGCATCTTAGATGCAAGACCGTTAATACACATCTTGTTAATGGAGATGTTCACCACCAACTCCGGACGAATTTCATCACTTACTTTAGCAGCTTTAGCTACAGTTTCAAAACGACCTTCATTGATACCAGCTTTCAAGAAATCAAAATTAAATTTTTCCATGACTTTAACTTTATTAATAGTTTATGTAAGATAGATGTTTGCAATATCACTACCACAAACGGTATTTATTCTTTAATAATTTGCGTTATCATCTGCTTCTACATATTGAACATCAACGTAATCATCATTAATAGATTTAACATCTTTAAGTTCAACATCACAATACATTCCATTAAGAATATCATTAGCGCAGATACGAGCAGCGATCATAATCGCCATTTTTCTCATAAGAGAACGAGTGTGTTTATCCCAATTATCTTTACCTTTAACATCAGCACCGG